CCTGCGAGTTGCTCAGTGTTGTGGACGTATGTATTCAATGTTGTTCGGATGTCTGAATGTCCCAATCGTTCCTGGACGGCTTTAACATTTGCTCCGGATTCTATTAAAAATGTGGCATGTGAGTGTCTGAGTGAGTGATAGTTGAAAGCAAGTTTCAATTCATGATGGATAATTCTGGAACAGTATTTAAACGAGTCCGAAGAAACAAAAGTGCCATTGTCCTGAACACAAACCATATCAGCCAGCGGCAAGGAACACTGTAAAGCTCTTGGAGCAGGTATTATCCTTTGTATTTGATTTCCTTTTTCGTCGTGTTCTGTTTTTAAGTAGTGCTCTGTATAGTATTCACCGTATTTCAAGCGATTTATATTCTTTTGTTTTTTAGCATTTGTCAAAGCCTTATATAGAGTTTCACCAAATTTAATGGTTCTGTATGAAGTTCCTGTTTTTGGTGTTCCAAAGTACCAGGCTGATTTTTCGGTCTTCTTATTTGTCTTTTTGGCTGTTCTTATATCATTTCCAAAATTACGTTTCACTGTAATCTTATTAACGGTAAGTGTACGGTTTTCTAAATCTATATCATTCCATGTCAATGCAAAGGCTTCACTTATACGAAGTCCGGTATAATATCCAAGTAGCAGAGGAATATAAAAATTAGAGCCTTCAGGAAATCTTTCAATAATCCTGTCAAAATCTTCAGGCTGTATAATATATCTTACATTTTTAGCTGACCTTTTTTCATACTTGGGGTATTTGATACGGTCACATGGGTTGAACTGAATATAGTGTAGTGGTTCGACAGCATAGTTTAAAGCACCTGAAAGAGTAGAGATTATTCCAACTACGGAACTTTTTGAAAGTCCCTGCAATTTAAGGGAGTTTGCATATTCTTGAATGCTTGCGGCTGAAAGAGCATTTAAACGATATATTCCAAAAGTCGGTTTCAAGTGTCCCTCAATGATATTTAAGTACCCAACTTGTGTATTGTATTTTAAATTTATTTTACAATAGTTATCAAACCAAAAATCAAGATAATCTGATACAGATATATCTGTATCAGAGAATGACTGTCCGGAATTATTGTATTCGGTTATCGCTTTGGCTAGTGCTGCTTCTGCGTCTTTTTTTGTTTTAAATCCGCCTTTTTCTTTTCGGTTTCTTTTTCCGTCAATCTTTGCCATATCAAAATAATATGACCATGTATTACCTCTTTTTCTTGTACCACCGTTCATAAAAATCATTCCTTTCTTAAAAATGAGTATAAAAAATAAGCCTATACAAAAAGTATAGCTTATGTTATAATTTCAATGGCTTTTTTATATAAGACCTATTACTTTTTGTAGGTTATTATTTGTAACCGCTTCTTGTAGGAAGCGGTTATTTTTATGCATTAAGTAATGAAAGTGTATCACGATACTCCTTGGCAACAGGAATTTTTGTAAATTGTACTGTTTTATCAAAAGTATCATCAACAAATTTTTCAATTTCATCTACTTTGACTTTGAAAAATTCTTTTCGAGGGTTAATTTTATTTACCCGGTTTTTATCAAAGTGTGAGTGCAAACTTGCTTCAAGAGCAGGAGCATCTTCGCTGAAAATCATTGCATGAACATCGAATTCAAATGGAACAGATGCACTGCTTAATTCTTTAATTCTGTCCATTGGTTCAAGACGGCGTGTCATACCAATCTTATAAACATCTTCGCCAAAGGAACCAATATTTGAAATAATGTAAACAAATCCAGCTTTTGCGTTTTGTCGACGATTTATGACATCTGCTTTTTCAACTTCTAAGGTTTTGAGTTTTTCTTCAAGTTCTTTTATTTTATCTGCATATATTTGTTTTTCAACATCGTTATCTGCTTTTTGCAGATATTTCATCATTTTGGAAATTTCTTTGTTAAATTGTTTTTCGTCTTTTTCAATTTCAGCTTCACGTTTTTCTAATTCTTTTCTTGCTTTTTCTTCTTCAACCATTTGTTCCCTAATTGCTTTTTGTATTTCCTTTTCCTGTTGATATTTTTGTTCATATTCATAAAGAAGCGTTAATTCTTTTAATTTATATTCTAGTAAATCAACAGTAAGCTGAACACCATTGTTTTTGAAAAGCGCATTTATGGTATCAAATGATTTTGAAATTTTATTTCTTAAACTTTCTATATTTTTTACAGAAACAGAAAGAGTTATATTATCACACTCAGAATTAAAGCATCTGATTATTTGTTTTATGTAATTGTTTAATTGTTTTTTGGGTCCCTCATATATTGCGGAAATAGCTTTGTTATCTTTTAACAATTGTTTTTCTTCTTGTTTCATTATAGCAAGTTTGTTTTTGCATTCTTCTGAGCTGTAGGAATCGAATGAAGAATAATCAAAGGACTTTACAAGCTCGTCAAGTTCATTGTTTGTTTCAATATCTTCTTTTGTGTGTTTTAGTTGTTCAATATCACTATTTAATTTGTTTGCAGTGTTAGTCATTTCGGAAACGGTTGAGCGCATATTTGCTATATACCCATCTAATTGGTCATATGTTCCGTATTTTTGAATAAGTTTTTTATTTTCAAGGTGTTGCATGAAAAGTAAAACTAAACCAACTATAGCGGGAATAATAAGAAATGAAAGTGCAAAGCATATAGCAATTACCCATGTTTGTAAATAGTCTTGCTTGTACATTGTTTTTTCTCCCTTCCATAAATTACCAATATAAATCAGAGACGTATATTTTATAATATTCACGGCATCCGGCTTGTAAAAAAACTGGAAGGTCGTGAAAAATATGATAAAAAGAAAGTACATACATTATAAAAGTATCAAAATATATGCGATATATTGCAAATATAATAATACGTTGTATTACAATCTTAATTTTAAAAACAGCACACAACTTATAATGATTCAATTTAACTAATGATTATAAGCCGGGTGCTTTTTTATCCGACATCTTTCTTGTCTGAATTAACAGGCGGATATTCCTTTTCTATGTCCTTGCCTGCCGGAAGTTCGCTATATAATTTGTTTATGTCAGATTCGTTATCAATCCCACATAGTTGCATAGCTTTTTCTTCAAGAAACTCCCATTCGTTTTCACTCAAATCTGCAAGTACAGATACTAGCCTGTTTTTGAAAGAGTCACTTTCTTCTGATAAAAGCTGATTTGTCAGCTTTTCTATTTTGGTTTTGCGATTAACAGGTAAAAACATTTCACCCTCACCAGTGCGTAACCATTCATCACTTACATTGAATTCACGACATATTGATTTTGTCATTTGCTCGGTAACACCTCTGTCATTATGTTCAATTTTGGATATGGCTGCTTTAGTTACTCCTAAACACTCACCAAATTTATCCATAGTTAAACCTAAATATTTACGCACTTCTTTAATTCGTTCGCCTTGTGTCATTATGATTTTCACCTCCTTTTTCTAAAGCATAGCACGAAAAAAAGTAAAAATCAATAAAAAAGTTGGCAAAGTACACAAAAAACTATTGACAAGTTGGCTGAGGGAATGTATTATGTAGACATAGCCAACAAGAAAGGAGAAAAAACAATGCCAAAGAAAAAGCAAAAGAAAAAAGGCAAGAAAAAGAAAGCGAGGTGAGGAAGTTGTCGGAAAAAGCACAAATGATTTTTGACATAATTTGTTTGTTGATAGTCGTTTTTTTATCGACCGTAGAGGATAAATATATACATTCTTTAGAAAAGAAAATAAAAGAAACAGAGGTAAGAAAGAATGACAAAGTTAGAGATAGTAAAGTTCATTTATGACATTTATATGTTGAAACTTGTTGTGCAGTCGTTTTTTTTGAAAACAAAGTATATACATTCACTGGAGAGAATACTGGAAGAAAAACAATATAAAAAGTGAATATATATACTTTTAGCAAATTACTGAATATAGGTAATTAAGATTTCAAGTATTTCCTGAATTTCAGGCAAATGATTATTGACACATTCAGTAATCGTGATAAGTGTAGCTATAATACTAAGCACTTCATATAAGTTTAATTTGTGTTTTTGTGAATATGGATTATGAACAGCATCACACAAGTTAAAAATTTTGTCCCTGACTTCATCAGGAACTATGATGTGTTGTTTTTGAATTTCATCAACAAGGCGAAGTTTATCAAGCATTAAATTGCAGTATCTAAATTGCTTTAGTTCTTCATTAGTAAATTTTTTTAAGTCACCATATGTAAGGTGAAAGTTATTATTAGCCATGTGTTTGTCTCCTTTCTCTAGGTACTCGGATGGTGGTGCAGCCTGTACTTAGAGTATAGGGGACAAAGAAAAATAAAACAAGAGAGAGGTGGTAGTTATGACAGATGAAAAGACAAATGTAATGACAGATAAAGAGGAAAAAATATTAAAATCGTTTGCCGTTATCCTCCCAAAACTTTCGGAAAGTGACAAGAGTTATTTTCTCGGTCTTTGTGAGGGAATAAGGATGAAGAAAAGAGGTAAGGAAGATGGATAAATATACACAGAAAATAAAAGCTATAAAAGATTTACAGGAAGAACTTGACCACAGAAAAGAGGTCGAGGATAAAGTTTTTAGACTTTTTTCTGAGGGAAAATTTGAGGAGGGCAAAGCTCTCCTTGATACCCTGGATGATGAAAAGGCGATGGAACTTGCTGAGGGTGATGTGGCAGCAGAGGAAGATAAGAAAATTGAAATAAATATAAGCTACACTACAGATTTAAAAGACGGGAAGTTAAAAAAGATACTTGAGAGAGTTATGGAAGAAACAGAGGAATGTCCCGGTATAAAAATAAGAATTGGGAAAAGTTTCAAGTTAAGCCCTAAAATTTAATGCTTAATGTATAGGAAAGAGAGGTAGTTATATTGTTTGCAGAAAAATTAAAAAAAGCGATGGAGACTTTAGGAATTAACCAAAAGCAGTTATGTGCAATGACAGGTATAGGAAAAAGCTCAATCAGTCAGTATTTGTCAGGGAGAAATGAACCGACGGCTGACAGGCAGAAGAAAATTGCACTAGCTCTTGGGTTAAAAGGTAATTATTTTGACCCTTATGGAGAATATCCAAAGTTAAAGACTTATGGAAAGATTAAGAGTCTGATGGTTGCTGATGCGGCTAAACTTTTAGGAATGAATGCGAATACGGTTCGTAAAGGACTGCAGCAGGGTGTTTTTCCGTGGGGATATGCTATAAAGACATCTGAGAATAGATGGACATATTTTATAAATGCGAAGAGTTTTGTTGTCATAGAACACTTGGAGGATGAATTAAGAGTATGACAGATGATGAAATAATTACAGTTATGTCAATAGCAAAGAAACAGATTGAGGCTGATATAAATTTATCAAAATCACGGTGTTATGAAGACATAAGAGAAAGAAAAATTAGAGAGATGTATATATTTTATCCTGCAATAGCAACGCTTTCGGCTGGAAAGTTTAAGGAACTGTGGGACAAGGCTGCATAAGGAGGTAAAGCAATGATGGTAACAGAATACATAACGAAAAGAAAATGCCGTGTGTGCGGCAGGGAGACGAGAGACATAAAAAGGTCAGAGTGTTTGTGTGGCTGTTTTATGTATCCAATCGGATATATTTACACAAAAAAACAGTAACTCAAGTGGCAGCCTGAGTTACTGCAAGGGTGAGTATAATAAACTCCAAAAAAACCATGAGTTTATTATACCTCACCCTAAGAGTTAAGTCAACTAAAAGCCTTGAAATATAGGCTTTTAGCACTTGCTTAAACTATTAACTTTACGACAGGTGGGTGAGCAGATGTATTTTAAAACTACAGTTATAGCCGGAAAAACCATAGAAGTTATGAAAGGCTATAAAAGAAAAGTGGCAAAAGGGAAGAGAGCAGAAAGAAGCAGGCTCACTCCGGAAGAAATTGATAAAGTCAATCAGAAAAATGCGGCTAAAAAGTTAAGGCAGATTATAGCAGCTAACTTTCAGGGTGGAGATTTTCATTTAGTGAATACATATCGCAGAGAGGGCAGACCAACTCCGGCAGATGCCAAAAAAAATATAAATAAATTTATCAGGGCAATGCGTAAGGAGTACAAAAAGGTTGGGGCAGAGTTTAAGTATATTCATGTGACTGAATATAAAAATACAGCTATTCATCATCACATGATTATAAATAATCTGCCATATGCAAATGTAACAGGATGGGTTAAAAAATACTGGGAGTATGGAAATCCTAAGTTCACAATCTTAGATGATACCGGAAATTATCAGAGGCTGGCAGATTATCTGATAAAGGAGACTTCCAAGAG